TTCCCTAATTTTCAAAGATGAAAACCTACATTGTGATTTTGCAATTCACTTATTAAATAATCATTGTGAAGATAAACCATCTGAAAAACGAATTAAAGAAATCCTATTATCGGCACTTGAAATTGAAAAAGAATTTATTACTGAATCACTTCCAGTGTCACTTATTGGTATGAATTCTAACTTAATGAAACAATACCTTGAATTTGTTGTTGACGGGTTGTTGGTTAAGTTCGGATGTAAGAAACAGTTTAATGTTGAACAACCATTTAAATTTATGGAACAAATTGCAGTTGAAACTAAAGGTAATTTCTTTGAATCAAGAACAATGGAATATCAAAAGGCTAAATTGAACGAGGGAATATCATTTACAGACGATTTCTAAAAAAAATAAAAAACTATGTCATTAAAAATTATTAAAAGAAGTGGAGATTCGGCAGCGTTTAATCCACAAAAAATTTATAATCGTGTTAAACGATCATCAAAAGGTTTGAATGTTAATTCTGATGAAATATTTATTAAAGTTATCACATCCGTACCTACTGAAGGAGAAATTACAACAAAAGAACTTGATAAATTGGTTTATGAGATTGCGGCATCATATACCGGTAGTCATCACGATTACTCAAGATTAGCATCATCAGTTGCAATATCATCATACCATAAAGAGACGAATGATAGTTTTTCACAAACTATGAAATTGTTGAATAAACACGGAGTTGTTAACGATAAGTTGATTGAAACTATTGATTTATATGGTGAACAAATTATAGATGCGGTTATCCATCACGATAACGACTATAACTTTGATTATTTTGCTTGGAGATCATTACAAGAAATGTATCTTTTAAAGATGCCGACAGGTGAGGTAATTGAACGACCACAACATATGTATATGAGAGTTGCTCTTTGGGTGACTAATACATTTGAAGAAGCGTTAGATTACTATAAATCACTTTCAGAACAAAGAATTTCACCGGCAACACCAATTATGATTAATTCAGGAACTAAAGTCCCTCAATTAGCATCTTGTGTGTTACACTATAATAATTCAGATTCACGAAATGGGTTATTGAACACATTAAATGATATTTCAACCTACTCGTCAGATGCTGCAGGTATTGGATTATCTATGTCTAACATCCGAAGTAAAGAAAGTAGAATTACTAGTTCAGGAGGTTATGCGGGTGGATTATTAAAATACCTTAAAATTGTTAACGAATCATTAAGATTCTTTAATCAACAAGGGAGAAGACCTGGATCGGCAGCGATTTATTTGGAACCTTGGCATAAAGATATTATAGATCTTCTTGATATTAAAAAGAATACAGGTGCCGAAGAATTAAGGGCTCGTGATTTATTTACCGCACTTTGGATTCCTGACAATTTTATGAGAGCCGTTAAAGAAAATGGTGATTGGTATTTGTTTTGTCCTAATGAAATTATAAAAGCGGGACTTACACCATTACAGGAGTGTTATGGTGATGAATACGAAAGTGTTTATAAAGAGGCGGTTGAACTTGGATTAGGTAAAAAAGTTAAAGCTCAAGATATTTGGGGTAAAATTTATGAATCACAGATTGAAACGGGAGTTCCTTATTTATGTTCTAAAGATAGTGCTAACAGAAAGACAAATCATCAAAATATCGGTGTGATTAAACAATCAAACTTATGTAATGAGATTTATCAATATACCGACGAAGAAACTACCGCAATTTGCACATTATCTTCAATGGTATTAAAGAACTTTATCCAAAACAATAAATTTGATTTCCAATTATTATTCACGGAAGTAAGAAAAGTAGTTAGGGCGTTAAATAAAGTTGTCAACATTAATAGTTACTCAACAGATAAAGGACTTAAAGGAGGTTTGGAACAACGAGCAATTGCCATCGGAACTCAAGGATTAGCAGATGTATTTTATCTTCTTGATTTAATTTTCACTGATAGTGAATCAAGAATTTTGAACAAACAAATTTTTGAAACCATCTATTATGCTGCGATTTTTGAAAGTAATAAACTTTGTAAAAACGGAGAATACGAACCATACAAGTTCTTTGACGGATCACCAATGTCACAAGGAATATTCCAATTTGATATGTGGGATTTGAATGAAAATGAGTTGTCAGGATATTGGGATTGGAACCAACTTAAAGAGGATGTGAAAGAATTTGGTGTTTGTAACTCGTTATTTACGGCACAAATGCCTGTAGCATCTTCGGCTAAAATTACTGGTTCATTTGAAATGACTGAACCCGCACATTCGGCATTATTTAACAGAAGAGTTGTTGGTGGTGAGATTATGATTGTTAATAAATACCTAATTAATGATTTTGAAAAATTGGGTGTTTGGTCGGAAGATTTAAAAAATGAAATTATCATTAACGAAGGATCAATTCAAAACATTAATTTTAACAATTATTTGGATCCTGAAGACAAACATTACAATAAAAAAGTTAAAAGAATTGAACATTTAATTCCTAAATATAAAACAATTTGGGAGATATCACAGAAAGAGTTAATTGATATGGCGGCGGACAGAGCACCATTTATTGATCAATCTCAATCTATGAACATTTATATGGCTAATCCTACATTATCAAAGATTACCTCATCTCATTTCCATTCTTGGGAGAAAGGATTAAAAACTTTATGTTATTATGTTAGAACTAAAGCGATATCCACAGGAGCTAAACACTTGGCAATAAACACTTCAAGAGTAGAAAAACCAAAGGTAACCCCTGAACCACCAAAAGTTGAATATTCTAACGATGGTTTACCACCAAAACCTGAAGATTCAGAATTTGATTGTTTTGGATGTGGATCCTAAAATATAATCCCGACTTATGTTGGGATTTTTTATTTATATAAAACTTCCAAACATTATATTTATTAGATATGGGAAATGGAATTACATATGGGATAAATTTTCCCTTTCAAGATTCGTATGTTGGTAAGTATTTAGATTGTTCTGACACTAAAGATGAAGAAGTTAGAAGTAACTTAATACATTTATTATTAACCCGAAAAGGAACTAGGTATTTTTTACCTGATTTTGGAACAAGATTATACGAATATATTTTTGAACCATTGGATGGTCCCACATTTGCGGAGATAGAATCAGAAATTAGGGATTCAGTTTCAAATTATATGCCGGGGTTATTGGTAACTAATGTTAAGATAACTGATGCGTCAATGGAGGAGGAAAACAAAGGAACATACATAAATGGTGAGGATAAAAGAGAATATACCGTCTCAAATATATCACAATTAGAACACACGGCAAAAATTAGAATTGATTATAAAACCACTAATAGTGCTTTTGAATCAAGTGATTTTGTTATTATTAATATTTAATAGAATATGGCAAATAAAAAAATATCGTATACAACGAGAGATTTTCAGGGAATAAGAACAGAGTTAATAAACTTTACAAGAACTTATTATCCCGATTTAGTTCAGAATTTTAACGATGCTGGGATATTCTCGGTAATGTTAGATTTGAATGCCGCGGTAACCGACAACTTACACTTTAATATTGATAGAAGTATTCAAGAAACTGTATTACAATACGCACAACAAAAATCATCAATATATAATATTGCAAGAACATACGGTTTAAAAATACCGGGATTAAGACCTTCAGTTGCGTTGGTTGATTTATCCATTACGGTTCCCGCTTTTGGTGATAGAGAGGATTTGAGATATTGTGGTATATTAAGACGAGGTTCACAAGTTAATGGTGCTGGACAACCTTTTGAAACTGTTTATGATATTGATTTTTCATCACCAATTAATTCTGAAGGGTCACCAAATAGATTAAAAATACCTAATTTTGATGGTAGTGGTAAATTACTTAACTACACTATTGTAAAAAGAGAAGTGGTTGTTAATGGACTTACTAAAGTTTTTAGAATAGTTGTAACACCAAACGATGTTAAACCATTTTTTGAACTTTTCTTACCTGAAAAAAATGTTTTAGGAGTCACAAGTGTAATATTGAAAGACGGAACACAGTATTCAACAGTTCCAAGTCCACAAGAATTTTTAGGTTTAGATAATAGATGGTATGAAGTACCGGCATTAGTTGAGGATAGGGTATTTATTGAAGATCCAACAAAGGTATCCGATCAACCCGGAATTAAAGTCGGTAAATACATTAATACAAACACTAAATTTATTACCGAATATACTCCTGAAGGGTTTATGAAATTAACATTTGGTGGTGGTAATGTTTCTGCGGATGAACAATTAAAAGATTTTGCGAGAAATGGTTTTCAATTAGATTTGAGTAAATATATTAATAATTTAGCATTAGGTTCAGCATTAAAATCTAACTCAACATTATTCGTGCAATATAGAGTTGGTGGTGGACAAGGAACGAATTTAGGTGTAAATGTCATTAATCAAATCGGGACAGTTTCATTCTATGTGAATGGACCATCTCAATCTGTCAATACAACTGTTAT